ACAAGCGTTTTCTCAGTAAAGAATGCATTGATCTTACCAACGATAGCAGGTTTCGCATCTGTATCAGCGAGCGCAATAAACCGGTTTGCTGCGAACCGTCGTAGTTCATCTAACTTGAGTTTCTTTACGGCGCCAGGAGAACATGTTTTATCTGGTAACAAAAAATTAGACGATTTTGCGTGTGTTTGGCAGTAACAGACTCCACATTTTTCGTATTTGGCTTTCTTGCCACACACAGTTGCTGCAACTTTCTTATTTTTGGGTGCATTCATCACAGTGCATGTCTTGGCATCGGGTTCTCGGTCCATCAAATTACTTATATTCCAATCAATCACCGAACCACTTGCGTCAAATACGCAATACGCCATGTTCTTGATACCAATATCAAAACTAATAATACTCATAAATATAGATTGTAAACCTATATTTATCTATTTATATGCTATTTTTTGTATTTCGTTCGCGAATAGCATCGGCCTTTGATGTCATATACCTACGGTAGTCCGCGTTTGTCTTGATGTTATCGCTCCGTAATAATTTGCTATTGTCATCCATTTCCTCTGTGGGCTTTTGGAAAGGCGTAATGATCGGCTTCAATACTAAAGTATTATCGTATTTCGCATACTGACGTTCCATTTTATGTATATATTACATTGATAAAAATTTATTTCTCCAATAACTTGAGTAATTCGGTCTTGGTGAGTTTGTAGGCGTTAGTAGCGAGACCCTGCGAAGAGACGATCTGCTTCAGTTCCGCAGCAGTTAACTTCTTGTACTCAACCGCGGGACTATCTATTTTATGGATCGTAGGCACAGGTTCCTCAACGTCCAGCTCTATCGCAGCGTCATCCGAATCAGATTCAGTTGGTTCAATTATCTCAATCTTACTACCAAGGTCCATGTTTATAATCTTAACGGACTGCTCGTCAACATTCATATCAATCTCCTCGGCCTCCTCATCATCATCATCATCCTCATCCTCATCCTCATCGTCCTCATCGTCATCATCATCATCGTCCTCATCGTCCTCATCCGCCGTTATATCTTTATACGCAGCGAATTGCGACATCATCGGGTCCATTCGCGCGCATCCACCACCCGACTGCTCTTGGCATGTAGCTTTAACAGCCTTCAGTTCCTTAACTAAATTTTGTACTATATCAAACATGGTATCGCACTTCTGTTCCATAGAACTTAACCTCTGTTTGAAATGATACACAAGAAGAACAATCAAAACGAACGTGATTCCTAAACTCAACAGGAAGAAAGACTCTATAAAATTAAAGGCACCCATAATTTTTATTATAAATGTATAAAAAAAACGCTTATTACAAACGAATATATATATTATAAATATATAAGCAATGGAAAACGTTCAACCGAAATACATGACTTTAGAACCAACGCCAATTCAGTCTAGTCCTATCCAGTCTAGTTCTGCAGAATCATTTAGCGGAAAGAACCTCGTAATCATCGTTTTGCTAGTTCTCTTATCGTTATCGTTTTTCGGCGTGAATCTATTGGACTATATTAGCAATGCTATAAAGACATTCATTGCTATATTTACACCGATTATAAAGCCCATATTATCTTTATTTGGATATACGACGGGAGCGGTTATCAACACTACGGCAGATGTAGCTTCCGATGCCGCGAAAACGGGCATTGATGTCGCCGAGGGTGCAGTGCAGAGTGTAGGAAACTTACTCATCTCCGCTAGCAAAGGAGGTGTGGATACAACGGAATTAGATCGTGCATTGAATATCGCTAAACCGAAGACGATGAATGATCCGGAAAATGATACTACCGCGAATCCTATTCAGGGTCCGATTTCCAATAATAAAATTGGGTGGTGTTTAGTGGGGGAGGTCGCTGACCGCCGTGGGTGCATTATGGTGGATGATGAGGCCAAGTGCATGTCGCGCCAAATCTTCCCTTCCAAGAAGATGTGCCTGAATCCGACACTCACTCAAAATACTCAAGAGTAAACTAAATAAAATAATTATTACATGATGGTATTATATGGAGATACCATCATGGGCGTTCGCCAGCGCGGGTAAGTCGTTATCCGCTTCGGTATCTGAACTGGCACCAGCGCCAGTACCAGCGCCAGCGCCAGCACCAGTACCAATAAAAGTTTCTATACCCTTACAACCGCCCGAACCAATAACATATACATTATACGATCATATTGCTGAGCTTATAAACTATATAACACCTAAACAGAACGCTTTTGTAGATATTCTTATAGAATTATACATCTGAAATGTAAAAGGGAATTCTTGGAGAAACGGACGTTGGATCTGGACTACTGAACGTGCAATTCACCAGCGAATCTGTAGCGATTGTAGATACATTCATGTAAACTCGCGTGTTAAAACTACTATACGTCCCCGTTTTGGATGATGTCAACTTGAACTTAACTTTTATTTTATATACATATCCATTCATCGTAGGAAGAGTGAGATTTGTAATATTCAGATTACCTATATATTTCACACCACTAAATTGCTTAGCAATAGAGGGACTCGGACCAGTCACCGAATAACGAACTGTCTTAGATTTTAATTCATTCAACGTCGTTATAATAGGAGCAATCGGTGAGGTCAATAAATAATTAAGGTCATTATAGTATACCGATACCTCAATACTATTGAGGCTAATATCACCAATAATACTGGCGCCCGTTGCAGTACCATCTACATATATTCCTATAGGACTATTTATTGAGAACGTAGTGCTGGGCGTTTCAATCTTATTTATAGCCAGATCCAAGAGAACGGTTTCAATGGAATCATAGGAGACAATATCATCCTTCGTACTATCAATCCATTTAGTAGTATCCTCTGTATTAATAAGACCTAATGACGCAGCATTCATTGCGTAATTGTATAAAGGAACCGTAGGCACATATTGAAGTGTAATAACCGGCCCAGGAACGTCACTAGATGATGACAATGAAGGAATATACAGATCATTTGCGCAGTTGCTTATATTAGTGCTTACATTTGTATACATAGAAGTAGCAACGTTAATCGTTTGCGAAATATTCAATGTATATGTTCCAGTTAGACCTGTTGTTTGCGACTGTGCTGTAATGACTGTTCCAGATGCAACCCCAGATCCATTTATAGACTGGCCTACAAGGATTTTTCCAAAAGTAACCTTGGATACAGTCAATGTAGTTCCGGAGATTGTTCCTATAAATGACGTACCAACATTGATATTTCGCCCAATGGCGTTTTTAAACTTATTTGCCTTGGTGGGTTTATTTGTCTGAGTGGAATTCTTGTTGTATTGTAAGATTTCCGCTTTGCGGCGCATATCAAGTTGAGATGGCGTATAGTTTGAATTTAAATATGGGTTTGTAACGCCATTGAATCTTACCGGCGGCATCATCATTTGAAGGAACGACGTGCGCTGCTGGAGCGTATTACATGTATTATCGGCCATAATATAATAAGGTGTTATATTATATTATATTATGCTTGCGGTTTAAACCATAGATTGGATAAATAATCAAACTTCGTATCACGCTGATTGTCCGCGCTTGTCATGTTTGGTCCCGCCATACTAATATTATTTATTTGGAAAACATTGAGCGCCGTGTTGAAATAGCGTAGATCAGACATCTGTCCGTTAAAACGACCGATAATTATATCGCCATAATTTTGTTTCGGTACGTTCGTAAATACATACCGTTTTGCGACAGTTCCGTTGACATAAACATCCATAATTTTATTCTGCATGCGAACGGCAATATTGAACCAACGATTGAGCGGCACATTAACTATCTGTATCTTATCATTTTCTCCAACTACAGAGTCCATTTGAATTTCAATAGTTCCGGAGCCATTTGCGCCCTTTGTTAATCCAATCATAGGACCCTTTTGACTTACGCCATCCCCCTTGCTAAATATAGTAGCTGATCCAGTCGCGGGCAGTTCATTTATATTCAACCAAACACTCCAAGTGAATTCAAGACCCTTGGCAGCATTATTAGATCGGTATATTGTGACGGAATTAGAATTTTTGGGATCCTGAGGGATACGTACTTGGGTATTACCATTTATCAAACCCTTTACAACATATGGCGACATGTTCGGACGCAAGAAGTAACTAATTATGTAGACCCCTAAATTCATCAACATTATGAATATAATCAAAACGAATAACAGAAATACAAACTTGGATATAATACTGTTTGAATTCACAAATTCACTACTAGCAGAACCTAAATCGGCATTAGATGTCAAACTGGATAGTCCAGATGTTATACTATTACTAGCGCTGGAAATAGCGTCTGAAACACCAGATTGTATGTTGGAAGCCTGTTCCATTAATGGTTTATTCACGTCCATCTATATATTTATATCTGATATAAAGTTACCACAGAGAGAATGAATTCGCAATAACATTATCCTTCATTAACGAAAGATTCACATTATAGCGACTTGCTAAATTAGTAAGTCCTTTCTTAGATCCACTTCCCTCCATATATAAACTCCAAGCGGTTTGAGGATCCGACGGCGAAAGCACACGGCTAAATTTCGTCATGTATGTACCCGGTAGGACTCCAAATGTAATAGGAGATGTTGCGTCTGGCATGTGACGATTGCTATCCGATACGTCTATGACAGACTTAACTAACTTTCCATCTAAATACATGTCAATCGTGGAATTGTCAACGCTTATGGTAATGAAAACCCACTTCTGCAAGGGGAAATTGTTTGTGATTTGGTATGTTGTTGTTGTATTCTTGCGTTTTAACTTAAGAGTCAAAGTGGATGTAGCACCGTTAATAAATACCCCAAGATCTTCGGCACGATTAAAGATTGCTACGTCCGAAGCTCCTGAGACTGGCTTATCCATATAGACCCAAACATTATACGCGTATCTAGTCGCATCAGGTCTAGTAAGACTACTGGCGCTAATATCAGCGGTCTTGTCCTTCATGTCAACCTCCTTAGACATGGTTGTCGTAGTAGAAACGGCGGTTGATATCATATACGCAATCACCACGATTAGTATAGTTGCAAGGAGAATAATAATGTAATCCATAGTTATATATATAAAATCACATTATTTTATTTACAGGCGGGTTTTTATTATATAGCAAATTATAGTTTTGCATTATCTGCGTGTTTGTGAGTGGAGCATTATAATATTTCACATTAGAAACTGCGCCATATAACCCATTTGCGCTGCCTATAGTAATCATAGTCCTAGATGAATTTGGTAATAAATTGCGATTACTATTCGCAAAGGTTCTCTCTAAATTTCCATTTACGAATATATCTACAGATCCATTTTCATTGAAGTTCAAAACAACATTATTCCATTTTTGAGTAGGCAGGCTTATGTCATATGGTTTCTGCCCCATAACGGTAAACCTATACTTATCTTTGCTCGGATCGGTTTTTGACTTAATATACTCAATTTTCGGATAAGAAGATCCGTATGTAAAAATATTAGCTTTCGTGCCTGTAGTATTTTGTTGGTTTAAATACATCCACATAGATATTGAATAATTTGCTCGTTTTGCCAATTTATCACCATTATCCTCGGTTTTTAATGTCTTTATAACAGGTATATCTAAGAATACAGGTTCATTTATAATTTGTATACTATCATCAACGAGTTTTGACTCAAAAATCTTAGGCAACGCGACATATACAGCTATTAATAATAATTCTATGGCTAATATTATGAATGTTACACTGGATGTCAAATCGTATTGTTGCTTAAAATATTTGACAAAATCCTCAAATAGACAGGGTATGTAAACAATCAAGTTCAACACGAAACCAAGCCAATCTGTAGAATTATTTAAATATCGCCCTATTACGTTATTTGCGAATGATAATCCAACAATTACAATTGATATAGCTAGACTTATTTCAACTATATTAATGGCAATTCGTGTTGTTGGATCGCGAGAAGCGCGATCAAATATTTCAGATCGTTTTATATAATTTTGATATAACTCAAATATAATACCACCAAGTATAAATATCGCTATAGCACCTATAGCAGCGCCTCTTATAAATATACTGGATTTATCTGTAACTAATTTAAAAAGCGATATGGCTACAATACACATTATAATGGAAATTACAGCCGCGTAGGATTGTGTTTCTGATATACCGACATCAGATGATGTGTAGGACAAACTCACTATCATAACTACTAATAAAACTACCAATATCGCTTGACTGCTATTAATATCATATTTTGTAAGAATCCCTGACACAAATGAAGGTTCTGACATATTTTACCTAAACGTCTATATATTACTATTATAAATTTTCAATGGCAGTTTTCTTACCGTGACAATCTCTGCATAGAGCGATGAGATTATTCACATGGTTACTTCCGCCATTTTCCAGGCGAATTGTGTGATCTACCTCAAACCACGCTGGTAATTGTTTCTGGCAATCGCCACAATGCCAATTTTGTCGCGCCGCCACAAACTTCTTTTTGGTCTCGCTAACTGATCGTTTTGTAGCCGTCTTTCCACCATCAACTGGACCATCGCCGCCCGAATTCAATATGCGATTCTCATATTGATGGGTACGCGGACCATTGAAATCCTGCCTTGCAGTGAAATCCAATATGGGAGAAATCATATTACTGGTACTTTTATCTATTGGCAAATATTTCAGGTACTCATTTGACGCAACTAACATTGTATGCGCTTTCTCGGGACTTTTTCTCATCAACCAACATAACATGTATCCTGCGAACGCAACACCGATCATCTGGTAGTACTTCTTCCATGATAGCGCGAGCTTTACGTACTTTCCGTCAGTGTGTATATTGGCTATTATAAATATGGTGATAAGGAATATAACGATCTCGAATCGCATTTATATATATAATAGATATCTAAGATTCCTTTGCTAGCAAATATATTAAAAATATACAGGTCAACGTTAATGATGCGTGTATGTAATGTTTTCTTAGATTTAACGTTTCGCTTAATATGAATGGTTTGTTCTTATAATATGATTTATATAGATCAATGGACTTCAAAAACGATACTTCTTCTTTTCCGAGCGATACATTAACCTTATTATGTATAAAATGTACCCATCGTATGAACGACTCGCGTGAATCCAGATATGGCGTTACTGGATATTTATCCAACAAACTGCTAAATTTATTACCTATGTCGGATACGGGTATAAAGATAGGCATGTTCTGTATTAAATCATAATATTTGCGTTTTGTAACTGCGTTCGGCGATTCTGGATAAGAGTGCGCGATAGTGTGTAGAAAGAACCAATAATGCGGTCCCCATACATCTGGATCAAAATTCATGTATGTCAAAGTATATAGAACATTGGTATTATATATATGCAGATTGAATGAATAAAAATACAAATTGTAATAATTGTGGTAAACCGGGACACCTATTCAGTAATTGTAAAATGCCAATTACTAGCTCGGGTGTTATTGCGTTCCGAAAAACAAAGAGTGGTAGTTCCTATGAATACCTATTGATTAGGAGAAAGGAAACTCTTGGATATATTGACTTCATGCGTGGTAAATATTCTGTCAATAACAAGGAATACATAATGAACATGATGAAACAAATGACGAATAATGAGAAAGAACGACTATTATCTTTGGAGTTTGGGGAGCTATGGAAAGATATATGGGGAGAAGGATTTTGTAATAGTCGTTATAAATTAGAGGAGAGTGTATCGCGGGATAAGCATAGTTCGTTAGTTTCCGGAATAACACTAAAGAACGAGTATTACACACTTAGTAGTATTATTGAGGAGTCGCGAAAATATGGCGAGTGGGTCGAGCCGGAATGGGGATTTCCGAAAGGGCGACGTAATAATAACGAATCCGACTATGATTGTGCGATCCGTGAGTTTTGTGAGGAAACTGGATACTTAGATACGGCAATAAAACCAATTCATAATGTGATTCCATTTGAAGAGATTTTTACCGGGTCTAATTATTTATCATATAAACACAAGTATTTTTTAGTGTATATGGAGCATAGCGACACGCTGAATATGGATAATTACCAGCGATCGGAGGTATCTAAGATGAGTTGGTCCCGCATTTCAGATTGCCTAGTAAAGATACGCGATTACAATTTAGAAAAAAAGCGAATCATAACAAACGTGGATGCGTGTTTAAAACAATTCGCCGTTTATCAATTATGATATAAACGACATATTTATATATTCATTATATATATATGCCTCCTAAGAATAAAACACAAAAACATAAAACATGTCCGCCGGAAATATGTCCGACGGGAGAATGTCCTAGAAACATGCGGTGGAATGTAAAAACACAAAAATGCCTTGTGAAACCGTATGAATATTGGGGAGTCAAAAAGGATATAGATAATGGAATCAGAAAAATACCCGAAGATGTGAGAGATATGGTTGGTGAAGAAATTTACAAAACAAAATATGAAGATGAAGCAATTAAGCGAGGTGAAAAAATTGTATTGGTAAAAGTTCCCAAAAACGCCCAACCCGCGGCAATTAAGAATCCGCCGCCACCACCCCCTGTACCTATAGCGGAACCAGTTGAAGATAAAGGTCCTGTTGTTGTTCGCAAACCATTCAAGGTATCTATTTCCAAGAAGTCTCCAATTGTTGTTCGTGCAGAGGTTCCGAAGGCATTAGAAGAATTCTCATCATCCGAAGAGGAAGAACAAGCTGAACTTGAATCACCCGAAAAAGAAAAACAAGGTGAAATTGAGTCCTCCTCGTCTGAAGAGGAAAAAGAAGGTGAAAATGAATCATCCTCGTCCTCGTCCGAAGAGGAAAAACAAGGTGAAATGGAGTCATCCTCATCCGAAGAAGAAGACGTTGAACCACGATATGAAGAAAATAACGAACACAGTTACTTATACCCACATTTAGATGACCCCGATTTTGCTCTAAAAATAGCTAAGCGCAAGGAGTTCAATGATTATCAATACGACGATAGCTTAAAAATCGCCGATCGTAATAATGGCGAGGGGTCAGTTGGTTCTATAGAAGATATTGAAAAACAAGCATCCAAGTTATGCAGTGCGGACTTTGAACTCATGCCACACCAAACATTCGTCAAAAACTTCATGTCCCTACAGACGCCATACAATAGTTTATTGTTATATCATGGATTAGGTACTGGAAAAACGTGTTCCGCGATCGGGGTATCCGAAGAAATGCGTGGATACATGAAACAGATCGGATTAAAGAAATCCATAATGATTATTGCGTCACCAAACGTCCAAGACAACTTCATATTACAGTTATTTGATGAACGCAAATTAAAACTGGAGGATGGCATATGGACTTTAAATACATGCGTCGGCAATTCCTTATTGAAAGAAATCAACCCAACAGACACCAAAGGAACCGAGAGCGACCGAGAGAACATAATAAGTCAAGTCAAATCAATTATACGTCAATATTACGTATTTATGGGATATACCCAGTTTGCGAACTTCATAAATGAATCTATTGAAATAAAGGGCGATATAGATTATTCTGAGGAGGACAGAGAACGTATTAAGAAACAGCGTATTAAGAATATATTCAATAGTCGTTTGGTAATCATTGATGAGGTCCATAACATACGTACTACGAAAATAGATGGCACACGAAAACCAGCCGATTTACTTATGGAAGTCGCCAGAAACACGGATAGCATGAAACTCTTATTATTGTCTGCTACGCCCATGTATAACTCATATGAGGAGATCATATGGTTAACGAATTTAATGAATCTTAATGATAAACGCAAGGCTGTTAAAACGTCGGATATCTTCAGCTCAGATGGTAAATTCATTCCTGGTAAAGGAGAAGAACTACTTCGTAAGAAATTAAATGGATATGTATCCTATGTGAAAGGAGAGAACCCATACACATTCCCATTCCGTATTTACCCGGAAAAGGACGATTCGGTTGCGTACCCTACAATCCAGATGAATCAGAAACCAATTGAATTAGATAAGACGCTACAGTACATTCGCTTGTTTACAAATGGCATCGGTGAATATCAAGAAAAGGTATACAGGATGTGTATTGAGAACCTACATAAACGCGGAGAAGACGAAGATAAGGCATTTGAAGAAAAGGAGTCGTTTGGATATTCGCTTTTACAAAAACCTCTAGAAGCATTAAACATAGTATATCCG